ATGAAGCCCGGGATGCGCATGGAGCTGGTCAACCGGGCTACGAAGCACATCGTGATGGCGCTCGACGCACAGGGGCTCCTGACGCGGTCTGAGCGACAGCAGGCGAACCAGATGTACCGCTGCTGAGGGTGAGGCGCCTGGCCCCCAGTTGGGGGCCAATTTCCCACCTGACGTAAGTCGAGTCCTGGCAATACACAGGGTCAGATTGCGAACTCGTAGCGGGCGCACCACTGTGGATTGTGTAGCGTGCATTGACCTACCCTGCCGGTTGTGGGCACCACAACCGCCGAATCAGCCGAATTCCTTTTCAAGGAACGCCCTAGCGAATCGTTCTCGGGCGGTGGCGTGCCCACACTTCGTCTCCTCGGGACGGATGGTGAGCTGAGCGACGGTCATGGCCGATTCTTCGGCCCCGGCGGCGCGGAGAAGCAGTACCACGACTCGTTCCTGAACTTCGCGCGGCTCCAGTACGAGCTTGCCGGTCAGGAGCACGTCACGAGCCCGTTCAGCGAGAACGTCTTCGTGCGGGCTGCGGTCAAGGCGTTTGCCTCCGGCATCGCCCGCCTGAGCTTCGGGATGTGGAGCGACGACCCGACGAAGGCTGACGCCAAGCTGGTCGATGAGCATCCGCTGATGTCTCTCATCCGCCGACCGAACAAGCGACAGACTGAGCGTCAGCTCTGGCAGGCCCACACGCGGTCGATGAAGCTCGACGGCGAGAGCTACTGGTTCTTGGCCGGTCCGAGCGGCGGGCCGCTCCCTGGATCCGACCGAACCGGCGTCCTCACTCGCGTGCCGAAGCAGATCATCCAGGTCAGCGGTAGCAAGGTGAAGATGGAGCGCGGCCCCGACGGCTGGCCGAAGAACTACCGCTACACGGTGGGCAAGGGCAGCACGAAGGGCGAGTCGCAGAAGTTCCCCTGGTACTCGGTCATCCCGTTCCTCGACGGTGACCCGGAGGACCAGACGCGCGGGCTTGGTGACGCGGAGGCGGCGATCCGCCCCATCGACATCCAGCACCAGATCATGCGCTACATCGACGCCTCGCTGCGTAACGGTGGGGCACCCTCGGGGATGCTGATCTTCGAGGAGGCGCTCGCTCCCTCGGAGCTTGAGCGCAGGCAGGAAGAGGTCGACGACGAGTTCCGCGTCGAGAACGCCGGTCGCGTCAAGGTCGTGGACCGTGGCGCCAAGTTCGTCCCGTCGAGCTTCACGCCGAAGGACTTCGAGTACGAGAAGCTGTGGAAGGGGATGACCTCGGCGATCCTCACAGCGATGGGTACGCCGGAGCCGGTGGTCGGCATCTTCGAGAACGCGACCTATGAGAACGTCCGCACGGCGTTCCTGGAGTTCTGGCGCGGAACGAACGGCGTGATCGCGCTCGGCACACAAACTTCCGACGTCATTACGAACCTCATGCTGCCCCGCCTTGCTGGCGTGTGGCGCGGTTCCAAGGCGGTCGCCCACTTCGACCACTCGCAGATCGAAGTCCTTCAGGAGGACTACATCAGCGAGCTGACGCTCGCTCGCGAGATCGCACAGTCCGGTGTCGGCATCTCGTTCAACGAGGCGCTGGAGATGCTGGGGACGAAGGTCGGCTTGAAGGAGTCCGGCGATAAGCACTGGGCTGGTCAAGGCATGACCGACATGGACACGGGCGAGACCTACGGTCAGGCGCCTGCGCAGCCGGAGGGCTCCGAAGACAAAGAGCCCGGCGACAAGAAGAAGACCGTCCAGCAGATGCTGGCACTGCTCAAGAAAATCGAGGCCGAGGCCAAGAGCGAATGAACTTCACAGACCTTCAGAAGATGTTCGAGCAGGGCGACCTCACCGAGGGCGTGCTGCTGGAGGAGAACGTCGCTCCCGGCGACTTCATCAAGATGCGCGAGGACACCCAGGGCTTCGAGACCTGGGGCACAGCGGAGAAGCCGAAGGCTGTCCGCGACCGCGTGTACCGCTACGTCTTCGTCACCGAGTCGCCGATCGGGTCGTTCAAGGACGTGCCGCTTGCGACCGGCTGGGACCTGAAGCAGTTCCGCGCACGCAACAGCCCGATCCTCTTCGGCCACGACTCCGACAGCGCCCCGGTTGGTCGCGGGCTCACGGTGCAGCGCAACCGCGACCACGACGGAGTGAAGGCGATGCTCGGTCAGGTCGAGTTCGCGCCGCAGGGTCTCTCCGACCAAGCTGACCTCGTGGAGTCGATGGTCGGCGCTGGCTTCCTGAACTGCGGCTCGGTCGGCTTCAACATCAAGAAGATGCGCGAGCCGACGAAGGACGAGGCGAAGAAGTGGGGCCTCGGCAAGTTCTCGGCGATCTTCGAGCAGATGGACCTCGTCGAGTACAGCGTCGTCTCCCTTGGCCGCGACCCCCGCGCCGGTGTGATCTACACCGACGAGGGCCGTGCGAGCTTCGATGGGTGGCTGGCTGAGAACGCCGAGCGGTTCACCGAGGAGTCCGTCGCCTGTGTGCGCGAGACGATCCTGAAGACCCCCTCGACGAAGTCCTTCCACGCGCTGCGCACCTGGCTCGCGAAGGGCGAAGAGGGCGCGATCGAGCCCGCCACTCCAGTGGCGGTCACGGATGCTACGAGCAACGGACTGATGATCGGCACCACGACCCATGTTCGGACGGCTCCTCTCCGGTCGTGGAACGCCACCGACGACGCGGCCCGCGACCGCATCACCAAGCTGGAGGAGCAAGTCCAACAGCTCACTGAACGACTCGACTCCGACGACGCCGGTGACGGCGACGACGACGGGGACGAGACCGTGTTCGGTCTTTCGCTTGAGCGACTGACCGAGATCCTTGAAGCGGGGCGCAGCCCCGAAGACAACTGACCCTCTGCCACGCCAGGGGAACAAACCAATGACTCAAACCGACAAAGAGAAGCGCGCGGCAGAGGCGGAAGAGAAGTTCCTCGCTAACATCAGCGAGACCGTCTCCGGCGCCGTTCAGGCTGCGACCACGCCCCTTACGGAGCGAATGGCTGCGATCGAAGAAAAGATGGTCGTGATGGAGGACTCCCAGAACGACCACGACCTCCCCGGCTCGTCCGAGGCCAAGCACAAGGGCGAGTCCTACTCGTTCGCGAAGGTCTTCGCTGGCATCGCTGCCGGTGACATCGAGCGGTACGCTCCGATGGAGTTCGAGATGTCGGAGGAGCTTCGCCTGAAGCAGTACGCCGACCCGCAGGCCACGACCCCCGACGACCTCGGTGGCTTCCTCGTTCCGAACGAGGTCCACAACGAGATGATCATCCCGCTGCTCCAGGACCGCATCATCGCGGACAAGCTGGGCATGACGCGGATGCAGGCGACCGGAAGCCCGGTCGAGATCCCGATGGTCGTCAGCGAGCCGACCCCCGAGGCGGTCGCTGAGAACCAGGGCACGCCGGATCAGAACATCACGTTCAACATGATGCAGATGACGCCGAAGACGTGTCAGACCTACTTGGTCTCGTCTCGGCGCTTCCTTCAGATGGGCGCCGGCGCCGAGAACATCATCCGCGAGATCATCGTGGACGGCATCTCGCGCACCTACAACCAGTGGGCGCTCACCGGCACCGGCTCCGGCGGTCAGCCCATCGGCATCCTGAACACCACGGGTGTCAGCACGCACGACTGGAGCGGCATCGATATGGGGGCCAGCGAGGTCTACAACGAGCTGATCAAGACCGATGGCGTCCTCGCCGACGCGAAGATCTACGAGGACGGCAGCACCCCGACGTGGGTCGCTCCGCACCAGTTCGTGCGAATGCTCCAGCAGATGACCAGCGGGAATGAGAGCGCTGGCACTGAGCACACGGAGATCAGCCGCAAGGTCTTCACGAGCGCCGACACGGGTCGGATCGTGAACCGCGACTACGTCGAGACCGGCACCCTTCAGGGCGGCGCCTCTCCCGAGGTCATCCTCGGCGTGTGGAAGCATATGTTCTTCGCCCAGTGGGGAGGCATGAAGCTCGAAGCGTCGAACGTGGCCGGTGACGCGATGCGTCGTCGCCAGACCCACATCGTCGCGTACACGGACATCGACTACGGCGTCCGTTACCCGGAAGCCTTCGTCATCGCCGAGAACATGGCGACCATCGCTGCCTACTAGGGGCGGGAGACAAGACACATGACCATCAAAAACAACCTCTCTGGCGGCGTGAAAGTCGTCGAGGCTATTGCCCCGGACAACTACGCGGCTGCGGCGACTCCGAGTAACTCGGACGTCGACTGCCGTGGGTTCCGTTGGGCCTACTTGATCCTGCACGTCGCCAACAGCGCGACTTCAGACGGTACGACCTTCACGGTCAGTTCGTCCCCGGATGGCGGTAGCTACACGCTGATCACGGACGACACGTCGAACCTGACGGGCGGGGCCTCCCCGAACGTCACGGCCACGATGACCATCGCTGCGGCTACGGACGGCGTCTTCGTCGCGGAGATCGACTTGGACCAGTTCGACAACTGGCTTCAGTTCGATATGACCGTCGGGGCCACCGGCGGCATGGACGCCTCGGCGTTGGTGATTCTCTCCGGCGCCGATAACGGCCTTCAGAGCGTTCCGCTTTCGAGCACCCTGGAGTTCCAGATCACGACGGCGACCAAGGCCGCGTACTAGGCCATGTCGAGCACCTTCAGCGAACAGGGTAAGGTGGTGACCCTTATCCCCATCCGTTCACTCGGCACCGGCAACACTGCGGTCACCGCAGATGTCGACTGCCGTGGGTACGACTGGATGTACGTCGTCTTCGAGATCGACGCGGCTTCCGGGTCGACCGGGACCTCGACGGTTACGCTGGAGGCCGCTCAGACCATTGGCGGAACCTACTCGGCGATCGAGGACGACAGCGCCAACATGGTCGCTGGTGGGTCGAACGTCGTTGCTGGTTTTTCGCAGGCCCAAGCCTTCACCGGAACCAAGTACGGCGAGATTGACCTGCGCCAGCATCCCGGAGTCATCCGGACTACGGTCGACAACGACACGAACGGAACCCTTTTGATCTGCGCGCACGCCGTGCTCTCGAAGGCCCGTCGCGGAACCATCATCGACCAGGACCCTGCGTTCCAGGTCACCAGCAAGGCCAAGTCGGGCTACCCCTACTAGGCTGATCCACAGAGGTCCCCGCTTCGGCGGGGGCCTACTCTCCCCACCGAAGAAGAAGATCCATGCAAGCAACCATGACCGAAAACGAGGCCGTCTACTACCGCGTGAAGGAGCGGCGCTACGTCCACCTCCCGCTGACGAATGGCAGGATGGAGACCTGGGCAGAGCCCGGCGACGTCATCTGCATCGACCACCAGCTCATTCGCGACAAGCTCAAGGGTCAGGAGTTCAAGCTCGAAGAGCTGAAGGGCCTGCCGAAGGGCGCCAAGGTCGCCGTGACTCCGCAGCGGTTCAGCCGCGAGATCGACGTCTGGAACGCGAAGCAGCGCGACGGAGGCGAGGCTGGCGAGTTCCCGCCGGTTGGCCGCCCCAGCAAGGAGCTGGAGGACACGATCAACGAGCTGAAGAAGCAGAACGAGGTGCTCAAGAAGCAGAACATCTCGCTGAAGAAGGAGTCGGAAGACATCAAGAAGCGCCTGTCCAACCTGGAGGAAGACTGATGGCGAAGTTCATGTACCGGGGCCAGATCCCGATCACTCTCTGTGACGGCACGGCGATCAAGCACGGCGACCTCGTGGAAGATACCCACCAGGCTGTGAAGGAGGGCTGGGCGAACTTCTACCCGGTGGGTGGCGGTGACCCCGCTCCTGCGAAGCCGGAGGAAGCCGCCTCGGTCGAGCCGGAGGCTGACTCCAGCGCCGACGCCGACGACTACGAGACCCTGTAGGCGAACGCTGTGACTGCCGTCGAGACCACCACCTTTCAGTCCGTCGATTTCTGCAACCTGGCTACGGTCAAGGCAGAGATCGACGCGACTGTGAGTACCTCGGCGAACGACACGCAGATCCTTCGCGGAATCTCTGACGTCTCAGCGATGATGACGCGCTACCTCGGCTTCCACACGCTCATCGGTGTGCGGACCGAGGTCTATGTGCTGCGCCACGGTAAGCGGATGCTGACACTTGACGCGAGGCCGGTCCCGGCCTCCCCCGGCATCACGTCGCTGAAGATCGCGCAGCACCCGGATGACCTGGCGTCGGTGACGCAGATTGACAGCCGCGACTACGTCGTGCGCCGCGAGGCGGGCGCGATCAAGTTCAGCCGCAGGATGTACCCGAGCACGGCCTACGTCGAGGTGACGTACTCCGGCGGGCTCGCTGCGAACGCGGACGACATGGAGGACAACTACCCCGAGCTTGCTCGTGCGTGCTCCTCCCAGGTCCGGTACATGATCCAGCGTCGCGACTCGCTCGGCGGCAACGTCAAGTCGATCGCCGGGAACTCGACGCAGTTCATGTCGCAGTACAAGCTGCTGCACTCGGTCACCTCGGTCCTCGACGCGCTCCGCAGGCAGCCGATCTAGTGGCGGCCCCCGACAAGTTCTTCTTCGGGCAGCCAACCATCGTTGCTACCCGGAAGCTGAAGACGCGCTTCCCGAAGGAGATGCAGCTCAACCTGAAGCGCCACGCGAAGTTCGTCGTGGACTTCATCAGGAAGGAGCGGTTCGGCGTCTATCCGGGCTACGACAACGAGGACAAGCAGCGCACCTTCCTGTACCGCAGGACTGGCAAGCTCAGTCGCTCGATCAAGGCTATCCCGATCGCCGACAAGGGCGGCATGGTCATCGAGGCTGGCCGGGGCACGGGCGACCCCCGCGCTGTGGACAACGAGTTCGGGAAGGTCTACACGGGTCTGATCCCAGTCCCGCTCGGAGACAACATCACGCCGACTGGTCGGCGCCGCTTCGCGACGGTGGCGGACGCCCTGGCCGCTGGCGGAAGCTACTGGAGGAACCGAACGAC